CCTACAGGAGCGGCGTTCTTGTCCGTGTCCTCAATCACTGGTCCGTCCGGTGCAAGTTCCATGCCGCCTGATGCTTCTGTTACCACGGAAACATTTGAGTTTGGTCTTGGACTAAGTATTACTGGAGGCACTTACGATGTCTGATTCACTTGAGGAATCACTCAATATAGATCCAGTTGAACCTGAAAAAGAACAAAAACAACTTCGTAAAAAAGTTGAAATTGATACCTCAAATTATCCTGATCGACAGAAGATGGATCAGCGAAAAGACTATGGTGAAGTGCGTGAAAATCTAAAAGATGTAATTGAAAATAGTAAACTTGCAATTGATGGAATTTTGAAAGTTGCTTCAGAAAGTGACAGTCCAAGAGCATATGAAGTTGTTTCACAACTCTTGAAGACTTCGACTGAGGCAAACAAGGAACTGCTTGATGTTCATAAGCAAATGAAAGATCTTGAAAAAGATGAGTCAGTAAAGAAGGTAACCAACAACGCTTTCTTCGTTGGCTCGACAAAAGAACTTCAGGATATGATTCAAAAGCAACTTCCCAAAAATAATGTAAAGAAGATTAGATAATGTCAAAAAAACATGACGGTGAGTCGTACCTTGGTAACTTGAACCTGAAGGCTGCTGGCGTTCAGACACAGTTTACAAAAGAACAAATTGAAGAATACGCAAAGTGTGTGGCTGATCCCATGTACTTTATCGAGAACTTTGTCAAGATTGTTTCGCTTGATGAGGGACTTATTCAATTCCAGCCGTACGACTATCAAAAGAGAATGATCAATAGTATGCACAATGATCGCTTTGTGATTGCGAAACTGCCTCGACAGTCTGGCAAGTCAACGATTGTTATTTCATATCTTTTGCATTATGTTCTTTTCAATTCTTCAAAAAATGTTGCAATTCTTGCGAACAAACTGGCGACAGCCCGAGAACTCTTGAGTCGTCTTCAGTTGGCATACGAGCATCTTCCAAAATGGCTTCAGCAAGGTGTGATCGAATGGAACAAAGGTTCTATTGAATTAGAAAATGGTTCGAAGATTCTCGCATCTTCAACATCCTCCTCAGCCGTTCGGGGTGGTTCTTTCAATATGATCTTTCTTGATGAATTTGCGTTCGTTCCCGAAAACGTGGCTGATGATTTCTTCAGTTCTGTCTACCCTACGATCTCGGCAGGACAGACAACCAAAGTTTTGATTATTAGTACGCCCAAAGGTTTGAACATGTATTACAAACTTTGGAAAGATGCTGAGGAGGGCAACAACTCGTATACACCAATTGAGGTTCACTGGTCCGAAGTTCCGGGTCGAGATGAAAAGTGGAAAAAAGAAACAATTCGAAATACATCACCGGCTCAATTTAGAGCAGAATTTGAGTGTGAGTTTCTTGGTTCTGTTCTTACACTTATCAATGCGTCTAAGTTGAAGTCAATGGCTTATGTAAAACCTCAACAAGAACGAGATGATGGTCTAAAAATATATGAAGAACCGATAGACGGGCACATGTATTTCATGGGAGTCGATGTTTCACGTGGACAGGAGATCGATTACCACGCAACAACAATTATCGATATGACTGAAACACCATATCGGGTTGTTGCACAATATCGAAATAATAAAATGCCACCTTTCTTGTTACCTAATATGCTCTACCCGATGGCGAAAAAATATAATGACGCTTATATGATGATTGAAATCAATGACATCGGGCAAGAAATTTCTGATATTTTACATAACGACATGGAATATGAAAATCTTTTGACTACTTCGGTTCGTGGTCGAAAGGGTCAGATCATGGATGGTGGTTTTGGTAACTTTGATACCCAGCGTGGCATCCGAATGAGTCCAAAGGTGAAACGAGTTGGCTGTGCGATGCTAAAAGAATTGATTGAAAATGATAAGATGCTTGTTCAAGATTATCATATTATAAATGAACTCGCGTCGTTTGTTTCGAAAAAGCAGTCTTATGAGGCAGAAGTTGGTCACCATGATGATCTAGTCACCACGATGATACTTTTTGCATGGTGTTCCACCCAACCATACTTCAAAGACCTTACCGATATAAATATTCGAGATAAACTTTATAAAGAAAAGATCGAAAAATTGGAAGAGGAGTTGATGCCTTTTGGATTCCTGAGTGATGCGGCTGAAGATGAGACAAGATTCACCGACAACGAAGGAACCGTCTGGAACGTGGTAGATGATGAGCCTCGACTGTAATCACAAAATCACTAAATAATAGGCATACTAAGGAGATTCGTCTATGGCATTTCAAGTCAGCCCCGGTGTTCAAATCAAGGAAATTGACCTTACTTCCATTATCCCTGCGGTTTCAACTACTCGGGCTGGTTTTGCAGGTGAGTTTAGTTGGGGTCCAGTGGACCAGATTATCACTATAACAAGTCAAAATAATCTTAGGGAAACTTTTAGTGATCCTAATAACACAAATTACGTCAGTTGGTGGTCTGCCGCTAATTTTCTCGCGTACAGCAACAACCTTCAAGTTGTTCGTGTAATCAACGGAGCATTGAATGCTGCCAATAGCGGTACAGGCGTTTTGATCAAGAATCAAGATGACTATGATACCAAGGATGCCGCTGGAAGTCTTGGAAGTAACATTTTTATTGCCAAGTATGCTGGTGGTGTCTCTGGTGATTTGGATGGCACACTTGGTAACTCAATCAAGGTTTCTGCATTCAATAGAACCACAACCGATATCGAACTTCAAAGATTTGGCACTTACGGTCTAACTGGCGGAGCAAATCCGAATCTCGCAAGTGGTGCGGCTGCTGACAACTCTCCATCTGCATCCGAGGCTCTTTTCTATGCTAGTTCTCTTACCCCAGTCGCAGACGGGTTCACAAATGGCGTGGATTTGGAATACACCAATACCGGAACGACCATGGGTGATCTTCTTACACTTACTGGTGGCTTGAATGCAAGAACAGTTACTGGATTCACCGCTGGTAGAGTTGGTGGAATTTCCTCGGCAGCGGTTTCTCTTGCAAGTGGAGCAACCAAAGCAAACATTATTGTCAAGCAATTTACTGGTGATGGTACAAAGGGTACAATCACTGCTGACAATCAATCCATTGGTAGAAAAGTCAAAGTAAATCTTGTTTTTGGTGCGACCACAGGCGTGTTCACTTCAACAATCGTTGGAGTTTCGGGTGCAGCCGATGCAGCAACCCTTGGAATTACAATTGACTTTGACGGTGGACCCTTGGGAACCACTGCTTCAATCGCAGCAGGTAGTACCGTTGAACTTATGTCAATCATTGCAGTCGGAAGCACTGTTGAATCACAATCTGGTGTAACTGGTGCTGCTGTTCGTGCAAAGTATGCAGATAGTTTCACAACTTCTGTTCCTGCGACAAGCCAATCAACAATTGACAAGGGTGGTACAAACGACCTTATCAACGTTGCAGTGGTTGACCACGCCGGATACTGGTCTGGAAACCGAGAAGAAGTTCTCGAAGTCTTCGACGGAGTATCCGTTAGTCCGAATGCAAAAGACTTTGCAGGAAATTCCATCTATTACAAAGATGTAATCAACGCTCAATCAAACTATGTTTGGTTTGGTGATCAGGTTACCAACACTGGCAAGGGTGGAGTCTTGGCAACAAGAGACAATACTGGTGTTGCCGGTGCTGCCTTTGGTGCAAACGCTGGGCAAGGAAGCAACTACGGTCTTCTTACTCGACCAGTAACCGTCTTGCTCTCCGGTGGCACAAGTGGTGCTGCTGTGAGTGATTTTGTCACCAACGGATACGAAAAGTTCTCTGACACTGAAACTGTCGATGTGAACATTCTTGTCGGTGGTGGAATAACTGGTAATAACGCCAGCAGCGTTGCTAACATTGCTTCGGATCGGAAAGATGCAATTGCATTCTTCTCACCACCGCAAGATGCAATTTTGGATTCCACTGGTGCTGCCCCACTTACACAAGTTCAGTCTACTGCAAATGCAGTCGCATATCGTAAGGGAACAAACGGAAACTTCAATGGTGGATCAAAAGATTATACTTCTGGCAACCTGAATATCAATAACTCATACGCAGTTCTTGACAGTGGTTGGAAGTACATCTATGATCGATACAACGATACTTTTAGATTCGTTCCATTGAATGCAGACACCGCTGGTGTTACCGTTCGAACTGACATCATTGCCGA